CAAGATGTATCAGTAACGGTACAAGCTGGAAGAAGTGAAGGGTCGGGAGTATTAATTACTCGAAATGTTAAAACAACAGGGGACAAGGTAGAGAAGATTAATTTTGTATGGACAGCTGCTCACGTTATTGACAATCTGCGATCTGTGCGTACAATTATTAGGCAAGGGAGACCAGTTCAGCTGGTTGAATTTAAAGATGTTCAAGTAGTTCAGGAACTTGTAGAACAAGGTCGTAAAGTGGGAGAGTTGAGAATGGATGCTAAAGTTCTCAAGTATTCTCATTCAGAAAATGGTGAGGATCTAGCTCTTCTTATGGTAAGAAAAAAGAATTTTGTAGATAAGAATGCTGGATTCATTTCTACTGACGAACCCGTAGCTATTGGTAAGGAACTGTATCATGTCGGATCTCTCTTAGGACAGCAAGGTTCTAACTCCATGACACGAGGAATCATGTCTCAAATTGGGCGTGTTTTAAACTTAGGTAGTGGAGATGGCGTTATCTTTGATCAGACGACGGTAACGGCCTTTCCGGGCTCCTCAGGAGGCGGTGTGTTCCTTACTGAGCGTGGGGGTGACGACGCAGGAAAGTACGTAGGAATGTTGGTTAGGGGTGCAGGAGAAACCTTTAACTTCATTGTTCCCGTAAGACGTATGAGGAAGTGGTCACGCCAGCAAGGAGTTTTGTGGGCTATGGACGAAACTGTGGCAACACCTTCATACTCAGACATCCTGCAGCTTCCTATTGAAGGAGCAAGTGCTTCATCAGTGGCTAAGGGTGAAAAGAAATCTATTAGTGAAGACTCTGCGAAATTCCCGACCTTAATCCAAATGCGCGAGAAGCCTCAGTCCAATGCAAGTGAGTGATTTAGACGGTAACATTTATAAGTGGAAGACATCCGCTAGTTTAGCAGTAACAAACAACTCACGTCCTCGATCTCAATTACACCTCACGGCGAGATCGTTACTTAAAGACTGCTACCCTACCGTGTTGTTGTGCGAAGAAGTTCCTGTAAGGCTTCGACAAACTAAAAAAGTATTTATAGATTTTTACATCAACACTATTAAGACCGTTATTGAAGTGCATGGCGCACAGCACTACAGTTTTAATAGTTTATATCATACCTGCGCTCAAGACTTCATAAGCCAAAAACAGAGAGATAGAGAGCTAGAAGAGTGGTGCGTCTTGAACGGTCTTATTTATATCGAACTACCTTTTAATGAAAAAAAAGACCAATGGCTAATGAGAATACAGCAAAAGAACGACTAGAAAAGCTTGACGAAATTTTAGATTCTTACGAAACAGATCTAGGAATTCCTAAGTATACAAAAGCATTCTATGATGATTCTACTCAGCAATATCTAGAGCTTTCACGGGATCAAATTGAAAAACTAACTCCTGAAAACTGTGCCGAAGCTGCTCTGCTATTAGCGTCCTTATCATTTCATTTACAAAGAAGTTATAATCGAGAGCTTGCTCGTGTTAACTGGGCTACTCAAATATTAAAAACGACACTGTCGGGAAGAGAGCAACAATACAAGGGGTCTTGGGAAAGTCAGTTTAATCAAGCTGTGAAGGAAGATAGTTATGCAACAAAAATAGAACAAATTAAAAGGTATGCGCAACATAGAGCTGATCGACTCACTTATTTAGCATCTTCGGTTAAAAACATTAGCGATATTTTTCTCAGCGTTCAAAAAGCAAAGGCTTTTAAACATGGGCAATAAAAATGATTTACGAGAGATACTGGAAAATCTATCTCCAGAGGAGATAGCCTCTCTAGGCAAGCTCTTATCACAAGTGTCAAATAAGTCTAACAATAGAAGAAGAGGAAAGGGTACTCGTAAGAGAAAAAAGAAATCAAAGACACCGACACCTCAAACAGGCTTTATGGATGGGGTTCAATTATCATCAGATGAAATAAGAGAAATAGAACAAGCGTCTAAGTCAGATAAAAAAATGGGTCTTGACAAACCCAAAAGCGGGAGTATAATCCCAAAGGGTCCAACATTTCAAAAGGTATCGATCAAGTGCATGTCATGTGGAAAAGGATTTGAGATTGCGCCTGCGCTAGTTCCTCCCGAAAGTAGTCGTTTTAAATGTAACACATGTTCCTGTAGTGCAGGGTAAAAGGAGAAACTTTATGGATTTAAAATCAATGATCAGTGGATATAACAGCTTCTTGCGACTATTAATAGTTTTACTTCTAATGACAGCAAGCTATTGTTTTGGAAGAGTCCAACAAGATTCAGACATTGCAAATTTAACAGCAGAAGTAACAGAAGGGGTTGCCAATCAAGAGATAAAAGCTATTTATGAATTACTCTCAGCTTCTGCTTTTACTACTCGCGCCAATATGAACTTGGCTGCTAAAACTAACCACTACATTACTCACCCTCAAGGGCGTGATGGTAGACCTCCAAATACAGCCTGTGACGAGTGTTGGCAAGAATTTGCATATGTTGTAGAAAACATGCCTAAGATGGACCCTCCTAACGAAGCATACTTTGACGCTTTTTATCGCCAACGATATAAGCAGTGGAAAAAACTACGTGAGGAACAAAATCAATGATGTTATCTGACGCGCCTGCTGAACGTGCGATCCTTGCTGGGGTCTGTCGATATGGCTCAGAGGCTTACTATGACGTTGCCGATCTTATAGATGTAAATAGCTTTACTATAGATTCTAATTGTATGATTTATTCATGTTTAAAACATATCATGGATAAGGATGACGCTACAGCTATAGATCTACCCATAATTTTATCTGCCGCTAAAGAAATAGGAGTACACGACCTTGTTTCTAATCGAGAGGAGGTTCAACATCTCTCAGCCATTATGAATTTTCCTGTACTTATGGGGAACGTTCGTAAAATGGCAGCTAAAGTACGTAAGTTGCAAATTGCTCGCATGATGCATGAGCAGCTTGAATTTACTAAAGAAAAGTATTCTGAAGTAAAAGGTGACGAACCAGTTTCTCATATTTTAGGAATTGCTGAAGAGGCAATTTTTGATTTTACATCTTTACTAACAGATAACGACGACGCTCCTCAAAAAGTTTTTTCAGATGTAGAAGAAAGATTGGATGAGCTTTCATCCGCTCCAATAGATCAGGTTGGTATTCCTACAGGATTTGGCCGATACGATTTTGCAATTGGAGGAGGTCTTCGTAAGGGAACTGTAAATGTTATTGGAGCCAGACCTAAAACTGGAAAGACTTTATTTGCAGAGAATGCAGGAATTTATATTGCCCATAAGCTAGGTATACCTGTTTTAAATCTGGATACAGAAATGATGCGTAAGGATCATCAAGATCGTGGTATTGCAATGCTAACAGAGGTTGCCATCAACGATATTGAAACTGGTCAGTTCGCTTCCAATAGTTATAAGAATCAAAAAATCAGAGACACAGCTGAGAAAGTAAAAGATATTCCGTATTATCACAAATCTATCGGAGGAAAACCGTTTGAAGACCAACTCTCTATTATGAGAAGGTGGCTTGCAAAAGAAGTAGGTGTTAATGCTCAGGGAAAGTCTAACGATTGTGTGATTATTTATGATTATTTAAAAATAATGGACTCTGCTGATATCAGTGGAGATATGAAAGAGTATCAAGCTTTAGGGTTCTTAATGACATCTCTACATAACTTTGCTATTCGTTATGAAGTTCCTGTATTAGCGTTTGTTCAGCTCAATAGAGATGGAATTAATAAAGAATCTACAGATACCGCTAGTGGATCTGATAGAATCATCTGGCTATGTTCAAACTTTAGCATTTATAAGTCCAAATCTGATGAGGAGATTGCTAAAGACGGACCAGAGAACGGTAATAGGAAGCTTGTTCCAGTCATCTCTCGTCATGGAGAGGGGTTGGCGGACAAAGATTATATTAATATAAACATGATTGGTAAGTATGGTAAGATCGTAGAAGGTAAAACAGCTTTTGAACTAGAAGACGGTACTGATTATAGCGAGACATTGGAAAATGGTAATGACGACATCCCCTTCGCATGATTCGTATAAATATAATGATCAGGCAAAGCTTAACGCCCTAACAGCTACTGCCGTTCAGTATATAGACAAAATCTATGAGTATCTAGACACAGAAATAGAGTATAGAAATGAAACCTTTATCAAGTCTAGGTGCTTTATTCACGGAGGAGATAATCCAACTGCCTTAAACCTCTATCCTAATGGAGATATAAGGGTACACTATAAATGCAGGACTCATGAATGCGAAGAAATCTTTGGGTCGTCTTTAATTAGCCTTATCCGAGGCGGACTTTCTCGTCTTAGATACGGATGGAAAGTTAAAGGGGATAAAGAAGCCACATTTAATGAAACTATAGAATTTATACTAGAATTTACACAGCAGGATTTTAAGAATTTAAGTTCTCGCAATTCAACCTTGGACGGAGACAAGCTCAGATTTTCATCTTTAGTTAATGGATTTACAATGCCCTCTCAGCAAAAAGAGGGGATTCAAAAAGAGTTTTATAGGAGTAAGGTGGAGATTCCTTCTCAATATTACTTACAAAGAGGCTATTCTATTGAAGTATTGGATAAATATGATGTGGGAACGTGCAAAAGACCTAAAAAGTCACTATATCAACGGGCTGTTGTCCCAATTTACGATGATAATGGCGAGGTTATTGTGGGATTTACAGGTCGCAGCATCTTTAATGAGTGCTCGCAATGCAAGCACTATCATGATCCTGAAAAAGAATGTCATTTTTTTCCAAAATGGAAGCATACAGCAGGGTTCCAGAAGGAAAACTGTTTGTATAATTACTGGTATGCAAAAGAGCACATTTTGCAAAGTGGAGTGGTAGTTGTAGTGGAGTCACCCGGAAATGTTTGGAGACTTGAGGAAGCGGGAATCCACAACGCAGTAGCAATTTTTGGAGCCCATTTAGGTCCCAATCAAAAGAAGCTTATAGATTCATCGGGAGCTTTCTCAATTGTATGTTTACTAGATAATGATGAAGCAGGAGTAAAAGGAGCAAAAAAGATTTACGAGCAGTGTTCTAAGATGTATCGTTTGTATTTTCCAAAATTTAATGCTAATGATATTGGAGATATGAATGTAGATAATGTTACTAGTGATATTAAACCTTTAATTACTCAATTAGGAGAAGTGTACAATGGCTGATAATTTTGAAATGAATGACGTAAATACGGTAGATGGAGAAAAGGTAGAGGCGGCTCCAGAGGCGACTGTAGTAACACCTCAACAGCTCTTACTAATGGCTGTGGAAGCTGATGTAAATGCCAAAAGGGCTAAAGCCGTGGCTAATTTGAATGTTTATATGAATAATGCTGGCGGTATCGGAGAACATCCCGATGTAGCTGGCGAATGTGTTGACCTTGTCCAAGCTATCGCTGATGCGGATGGCGTTCTCGAAACCCTAAGGCGAATTGTTCAATGACACAAATTATAGGATTTGCAGGAAAAAAACAATCTGGTAAAAATACCGCCTGCAATTTTATACTAGCAACTAAGATTGCAGAATTGGGAGTTAGTAAGGGTACTCGCCTTAATGAAGGTGGGGAGGTCGAAGTTACGGACATCCTCAACGATTCTCCTACTAGTAAAGAGTGGTTTCCTTTTTATTCTCCTCACGTAGATGTAGAAAACCTTTTTAATAATGAGCTTGGAAAGTTCATTAAGCTATATTCATTTGCAGAAAAACTGAAACGGATGGCTATAGACGTGTTAGGGCTCAAAGAGGAGTGGGTTTTTGGCACAGATAAGCAAAAGAATACTTTAACCGATATTAAATGGGAAGACATGCCCGGTTCTGCTACAAAAAAGGGTCGCATGACCGCTAGAGAAGTTTTACAAGTTGTTGGAACTGACTTTTTTCGCTCTATCTATAAAAACGTATGGGTAGATTCTTGTCTTAGGCAAATTAAAGACGATGATTCTGAACTAGCTCTTATTTCAGATGTTAGATTTGAAAATGAGATCCTTGCTATTCAAAAGGCTGGAGGTTTCGTGATAGGGTTAAAAAGAAATCCTTCTAAAAAGAAAGATAAACATCCTAGCGAAACGGCTATTGAAAAATGTATAGGTCTTTGTGATGCCACTATAGATAATCAGTTATTAACCATTCCTCAACAAAATGAACAGATATATTTAACTATTAAACATTTAGATAATATTCCTGACATATCCCTAGAGGAGTAATTATGCCCTTACCTGAGTCGTCAAATACATTAATTGTAGATTGTGATGGTGTTCTAGCTGACAAATCCGTAGCTGGTAACTACGGAGAGGCTGGCCCATTAACCTATGGAATTAGTCAAGTTAATAAGCTATATGAAATGGGCTATACCATCGTCCTTTACACAGCACGATATGGAGATCGAGAAAAAGGTAATATCCACCTTCAATACGAGAGAGGATATAAGGAGTGGACCGACTGGCTAGAAAAGCATGGTGTTAATTACCATCATGCCTTCATGGGGAAACCTGCAGGAGCTATTTATATTGACGATAAAGCAGCTCGTGTCGAAGAAGATAGCCAAGAGGGCTGGGGTCAGGTGTGGAAAGAGGTTCATAACTTAAAGGACCGTGATCGTTACGGAAACAAAATATGATACCTATAGTCTATTTTCGATCTTCATCTTTTAACTGCCATCGTTTTTGTCCTATGCAGTATTACATGGAGTATACTCTGGGATGGAGAGGTCCTTCTAATAAAAAAGCAGATAAAGGAACTATAGTTCATAAAGTTCTTGAAATCTGTGCTGTGGCTAAGAAAGGACTTCAAGACGGCAAGAAGATCATTGTAGACGAACATATAGGAAGGGTGAGTACAGGCAATTATAAGTCAGAATACTTAAATAAAGTTATCGCTCGGGTCTATGAATACTACACTAGTCGTATTCCTCATCATGAATGGACCGAGAAAGACGCCAAGGATTGCGAAAAATGGTCATGGAAAGCCCTCCAATATAACGATGGAATGTTTGATCCTCGTAACCGTGATGTA